TTTCAGGCACTTACTCAAACGGTAGTGCTGGTGTTGGTGCAACAATCACAGCAGGTTCAAATGGTGCAATCGTATTAGACGGAGTTTCTCCATCTGTTGGCGATAGAATATTAGTTAAAGACCAAACAACAGCTGCTCAAAACGGTATTTACAAAGTTACAACACAAGGTTCTGGTTCAGCAGCCTTTGTATTAACAAGAGCAACTCCGGAAGACCAACCAGCAGAATTATCAGGTGGTTCTTTCATATTCATTGAAGAAGGTACTGCTAACGGAGATAACGGTTATGTATTTACACATACAGGTGCTCCTACATTTGGTACAACAGCTTTAGATGTTACACAATTCTCAGGTGCAGGTCAAATTAATGCCGGCGCTGCTATGTCGAAAACTGGTAATCAGTTAGATGTAGAAGTAGATGGTAGTTCAATAGAAGTAAACTCAGACGCATTAAGAGTTAAAGCCTTAGGTATTACAAATGCTATGTTAGCAGGTAGTATTGACGGTGTTAAGATTGAACAGTTTGTATTTACAGACGAAAGTTCTACACAAGGTGGTACTACAATAGGTACTCCGATGGAGTTCTTAGCTGGGGCAGGAATAAATACAGTTGCTTCAGGACAAACACTTACAATTGCTGGTGAATTAGCAAGTTCATCAAACATTGGTGTTGCTTCATTTACTAGTTCTAATTTTACAGTAACATCTGGTGATGTTGCTATTACTACAGTAGACGGAGGTTCATTCTAATGAAACTATGGAATAAATTTATTGATTTTTGGATTACAGGCATGCCTGGATTTGAAAAAAAAGTTAAAGCAGATAAAATAAACACAGACTTAAAACATTTAAAAACACAAACAAAATCAGAGTTAGAAAAACTAGGTAGAAAAGTTGGTGTCGAGTTAGATAAAAGACTTACAAAAGAAAAACTTATTAAACAGATTAGAAAACACAGTAAATAATGTCAACAGTAATAAAACCAAAAAGAAGTGAAACGGCATTATCCGTACCATCAGCAGGTTCATTAGCAATCGGCGAGTTGGCAATGAACATCACGGATGGTAAGTTTTATACTAAAAAAACTGATAACTCAGTTGTTGAAGTTGGTGGTGCAGGTTCAGTTACATTTCAGAATGTGATGACAAATGGTAATGTAACAGTTACAGACATTGTTTTAGACCAAGGTGCCAATATAGTTTTTGAAGGTAATTTAGCAAACTCTTATGAAACATTTTTAAATGTTGCAGAGCCAACAGCAGATAGAATAATAACTTTACCTGACCAATCAGGTGCTTTAGCAATGGACGGTGACGCTTTGGCGTATTCAATCGTATTCGGAGGATAATATAAATGGCAAGTGCTTTTAAAAATTTTGGATTAGATGTTGGAGTTTTAGATGACTCAACAGGTGATATGTATACAGCTGGTGGTTCTGTAACAGCAGTTATTCACGCATTATATATTTCAAATAAAAGTTCAACAAATGCAGCTAAAGTAAATGTAAAAGTTACTACAGACGGTGGTTCAACTTTCTTTCATGTAGGAAGAAGTTTAGATGTACAAGTAAATAACACTTTAGTTTTAGATAAACCTATAAATTTAGAAAACAACGACAAATTACGAGTATATGCAGACCCTAATCCAGATAGTTCATCTGTAGATGTAGAAGCATTTGCTAGTGTATTGGAGATTAGTTAATGCCTTTAGTAGTACCTCAAACAACAACTACAGATAAACTAAAAAACTTCAATGGTTTAAGAAGAACCAAAGAGGGTATGTTATATTTAACTTCTATCGACAGACAGAATTCTACAGACGAAATTACAATATCAACACATACCGAAGATGGTAAATCAGATTTAGTACCAAATGACGGACAAACAAATTATGTAGATGAACGACTAGAAATGACCAATGTTCAAACATTTACCGGTGATGGTTCAGATAAAACATTTACAATTAATATAAATATGAAAACACATGGAAACAGATTAGCAGTTTTTGTTGATGGTGTAAGACAGGATTTGAATACTCATTATACAGTATTGAATACTACACTTACTTTTGTCATAGCACCACACAGCGGAAAAGTTATAGAAGTTGCACAACTAAATAAAAGGTATAAGAATAATGATAGTGACAAATATCAGCAATTTACTTTTGATTCTGAGGCAACTTACCTTATAAATAGTAGTGCTGATTTGGTAAAAAGGGAAAACAAAGCTGTATCTCGTACTAAATTATCAAGTGATGATTTTGATACATTTGAAAGTACGACAGCAAGTGTTAATTCAACAACTTATCAGAGCGCAGTATAGGAATAAAAAATGGCAGATTTCAAACTAGGTAGACTTAAATTTAAATGGAGAGGTGATTGGGCGACTTCAACGGACTATGTCATTGACGACATTGTAAAATATGGCGGTAATAATTATGTTGTCGTATCAAATCATACATCTCAATCAAGTTCAGCAGCATTTTACACAGATTTAACAGCAGAAAAATACGAATTACATACCGAAGGATTATACTTCAAAGGTGATTGGACAGGTTCAACTCATTACAAATTAAACGACCTAGTTAAATACGGCTCTTTTCAATACAGAACAACAACTCAACATACATCACACGCTTCAACTTTTGACCCTAGTAAATTTGAAGTTTATCAAGAAGGTTTGCAATTTGAAGATTCTTATGACGCAAGTACAACTTATCAAGATGGTGATGTAGTAACATATGGTGGATATTCATATGTATATATTAATACAACACCAGCTTCAGGACAAACACCTTCCGATAACTCATATTGGGATGTCCTTACAACAGGTTTTAAAGCTTTAGGTGCATATTCACATGGCACAGCTTACAAAACTGGTGATACAATTCAATACGGTGGTAACAACTATGTTGCTACTGCTAACAACACTAGTCAATATCCGGCAAATACAAACGGTACAACAAATACAACTTATTGGCAATTAAACCTTGAAGGATTTAATTACAGAGCTGCTTACAGTAGTTCAACAACTTATAATATTGGTGATGTTACAAGATTAACAACTTCAACTTATATTGCAATACAAGACAGAATTTTAAATGTATCCCCAGATTCAGATGGTAGTAAATGGCAACTAATCGCACAAGGTGACTCAGCTGCTGTATTAACTACAAGAGGTGATATTATTAAACAAGGAGCTGCGGCTGCTGAAGCATTAACTATCGGTACAGTAGGTGCTGTTTTAACAACAAATGGTACTGACCCTATTTGGTCAAATGCTGAAGGTAAAAATGTTTATTATGTTGCTAACTCTGGTTCAGACTCAAATCCAGGTTCACAATATTTACCTTTTAAAACACTATACTATGCATTAGCACAAGCGACTTCAGGAGATATTGTTGACTTTGATACAATAGCAGGTGGTACAGGTGGTGTTCCCAGTACATATGATTTAACACAAACGGCTACAACCGGTTCAGGTATAGGAGCAACTATAAGAGCTGTCATTGATGGTTCATCAACACCTACAATTACAATTACAAATGGTGGTTCAAACCACACAGCTGGTAATACAGTTACATTTGGTAATGTTGGTCCAGATGGTAGTACAGTTCAAGGTGGTGGTATGTCAAATATTACTATCAATGTTGTTTCTGCTTCAGTTGGTGATGTTGTTTATGTTAAAAATGGTGTTTACAATGAAACTTTACCTATTAGAGTTCCTGCTGGTGTTACAGTACAAGGTGAAAGTTTAAGAGGAACAGAAATTAGACCTAAGTCAGGTCAAGGTCATCAAGTTAAAACAGTTGCTTATGTTTCAGGTGGTACAGGTGGTACTCCAGGAACATATAATTATAAAAATTCAGTTGCAGGTGCTTCAGGTACAGGTGCAAAATTTAATATCGTAATGGATGGTTCGTCATCTCCAACAGTAACAGTTTATCATGGCGGTTCAGGATATGTTAGTGGTGAAACAATTACAATTGAAGGTTCAACTATAGGTGGTGCTTCAAGCATTGCATTAACAGTTGCTTCATTAGAAGATAACAATGCTTCTAATATGTTCTTGGTTAATAACCAAACAAACATTGTTCAAATGTCATTCAAAGGTTTAACAGGAACGCCAGGTGCTGGTGCAACAGGTAAAGCTGCCGTTATTTCATTAGACCCTAGCGGTTCAATTACAACTTCTTCACCTTATGTTCAAAACTGTTCATCTGTCAATGCAAGTGCAACAGGTATTCAAATTGATGGACTATTACACGCAGCTGGTAACAAATCAATTCTTGCAAATGACTTTACACAAATTAACTCAGATGGTCGTGGTGTTCATGCATTAGGCGGCGGTCGTGGTGAGATGGTTTCTATCTTTACTTATTATTGTGATAAATCTTTCTTTGCAGAAACAGGTGGTTTTATTAGAGCTCTAAACTGTTCATCTGCTTATGGTGAAAAAGGTGCAGAGTCAATTGGTACATTAGCCGCAGAAAGTCCTGTAGAGGTACTTGGTCGTGGTAAAATGCTTAAATATGGCACTACTACATTTATAGGTGCAGCTACAGAATCAGATATAGCAGATATGAATGCTACACAAGGTGTAGGTACATCTACAATAGTAGGTGGCACTTCAGGTGCAACTGCTACAATTTTTAGAGTTAACATTTCATTAGATTACTTACATATTGAAAGTATTACAGGTAACTTTACACAAGGTGAAACAGTTACAGTTACAAAAGAAGATAGTTCAACATTTCAGTTTGAACTAAGTGATACTTTCGGAGATAGTTCAGCTGCAGAAACAGGACAAATTGGTCCATTAATTGCAGTTGATAGTACAGATAGTACATTAGCTACAGCAAATGTTATTAAAGTTGGTTCTAATGTTGTATTTGCTGGCGATACAGCTAAGTTCTACAGAGTATCAGCAGTTTCAGAAACTAATACAACTAATAAACAAGCAACAATTAGATTTACAGAAAGTGTTACAACAGGTAGAGCAATTCTTGATAATGAAGAAGGTGATATTACACAAAAATTCTCAAACATTCGATTAACAGGTCACGACTTCCTAGACATTGGTACTGGTGACTTTACAACATCAAATTATCCTATTGGTGCAACACAACCTTCTGACCAAGCAGATGAGGTTACAGAAACATCTGGTGGTCGTGTTTACTTTACATCAACTGACCAAGACGGTGACTTTAGAATTGGCGATTTATTCAGAATTCAACAGGCGACTGGTATTGCAACTCTAAACGCAGACGCATTTGACCTTTCTGGTCTATCTGAATTACAACTTGGTTCTATTGGTGCTGAGTTAGGTGCAACAATTAACGAATTTAGTACAGACGAAACATTA